AGCACCGAAACCAGGACCAGTAAATCCTGAAGTAACACCACTAAACGAAGTATCAACTGAACCATTATCATTCAATCTAATAATACAAGCAACATTAGTTCCATTATAACCTGTGAAAGAACCACCAACTACAATCTTACCATTACTATCTTGTATTACTGTAGAGCCACCACCCCCTGTAAATCCACTACCAATATTGAAGGTTGTATCTCTAAATCCATTAGGGTTAATTCTTGTTATATTATTTTGTGATACTCCACTATAGGCTGTAAATCCACCAACTAATATTACTTTTCCGTCGTTTTGTACTTCTACGTCTTCAACAATAGAACCTGATATTAGAGCGGTATTGAAAGGAGAACCTACTATTTGTCCCGTAGTTAAATCTAATGCTGTAAATTGATTTATCGTAGTTCCGTTATACACTTGTAAAGCACTTCCTCCAACGTATAATCTATTCCTACTAAAATCGGCTGCCATTCCTCTAATATTAGCGAATGCTGTACTAAATCCAGTCCCACTTGAAGGGAAACATATACAAGGGGTAGGCGTCATCGTAGGGGTTTGCGTGCTTGTGGTAGTATTTGTAGGGGTCATCGTGTTCGTAGGCGTCATCGTCATCGTAGGGGTCATCGTAGGGGTTGGCGTGCTTGGTACGCACTCACCAACTATCACGGGATTATCACAAGTAATAATTGGAAAATCTAAATCCATACAAACAGATTGTCCGTAAGTTAAAGTATATGCGACTTGTTCTCCATCGCAGGTTGTTCCTGAAATATACACACTACCACCGAATGTATTATCGTGGCGGAATGTATAACAACTAAACCCGTATAAAGAGGGGTATTGAAAAACAGAACAATTACTATCGTATATTCCCATAACTATAAATATATTTTTTTAGAACGCACATCCTAAACAATCTGCGTCGTCAACACAAGCACTAGGTATTAAACAAGGTAGGTAGGTTATTCCAGCATCGGCAGTTATAATTGTGCCAGTAGTTATACATCTATATCTAACTTGCCCCGCTGGTATTGGTTCGGTATAGTAACTTCCCGTTCCACAAGGTTCGTAATTTATGTTTCCCGTAGCAGCGGTCTCGTTTAAGAAGAAATAACACTCACAACTAAACGCAGGAGTAATGGAAGGGGTTGGTGTATTCGTGGAGGTGGGGGTGGGAGTAACACTCGTTGCAGTTACTGATGGAGTGGGTGTTGGCGTCAATCCAATAGTGGGGGTGGGTGTTGGAGACAATATAGGTGTATTGCTCGGAGTTGGTGAAGGTAAAGGTGTTTCCTGAACCACGATTAATGCCGATTCACCACTACAACCACAACCAGAAAAAGAAGCAACCCCGTTATTTGTAAAACCAGAAGAAATCCAATAATGTTCTCTCAATCCTTCACCAAGGTTATTCTCATCTTGGAACACTTGATAGCAACCAAGATAGTTCAAACTATCGTCAAATAGTTTAACATAGTTTCCGATATAAGCAAAGATATTATACATCAAATCTGTATTGGTGTATAGTGTAGTTCCTGGTGAAGCACAAGGGTCAAATCTAATATTCAATACGGGGTGTCCCTCATATTCTCTTGTAAGTTTGATAAGTTCAATATCACATAAACCAGGTTCAAGTAAGTTGAAATTGTCTATCTTATTTATTCTGTAATAGGTATTATCAATTAGTATCTTTTCATTATATCTTAATTGTTTCACGTCCCACGGATATAAATAAATCTTCGCACTTACAATTTTATTTTCCTCACTGATAAGGTCTTGGATATATGGTTCATAATAAATCTTATACAGGTCATCGGAGATGAAAGTATCCTCTCTTGGTAATATTGTTGTTTGGTCTTCTCCACGCCAGTTTGTATAGTGGGAGAAATTATTATAGTTCCAAGGATAGGTTGTAAATCTATTCATCTCCAAAAAGTGGTCTTGTTGAACATTCCCACCAGCATTCACATACCAGAACTGAAATGGTGTTGTTCCTGTTGAACCGATAAACCCGAAAGTTCCTGTTGGGATTGTAACCCCTCTGAATAGTAATCTTGGTAATATCTTGAATGGCAAAAATTGTTGTTGAACATCACCCGTTCTTTCTGTTTGAGATAATTTTGAGAACGATGGTAATGTTAGGTATGGCTGATATGCGGCATAAATTGTTATATCCAACGGGGAACTAAACATTGATGTAAAGGTGGTTGTGCTATTCTTATAATCAATATCCAAGTTTTTTAACCCTGTTCCGAATACTCTATTACTCGCTTTCTGATAGTTTTGATTAGCCCAATCTTGGTCTAACTTGAATTGGAAATCTAATGTGCCGTTTATAAGTTGTGTGGTAGGTGTTATTACTATTGGTTGGCTTCTATCTATCTTTTCAGTCCAATCCAACACATCACCCTTACCAATAAAATCTATAACAGGTTCAATCCTTAATGTATTTGGAAAGTCGGGTTCAGGAGCAACAACTAAATTGAAATAACGATTTATGCTTGTTATAAAATCAATTTGTTTATAGTCATTAGTTGGGAACTCAACAGCATATTCTACCGTTTGACCTGATACAAGGAATGTAGGAAATGGTTCTATCAAACTTTGTGTGAAGCCGCTAATAGCCATATAACTCAATACAAAGTTTATTTGGAATGTTCCACCCGTAGTATCTAAAACATATTGTGCTGTTAAAGGTTGCGGGTCAGGATAAGAACATATAATACCTCCGTCAATTTGTGTTGCAGTTCCTAATGTAGTGTTCTGTATATTGAGTGTATATGTTGGAATGTTTGGAAAACCTAAACTACAATCAGTAAATGGTAATGCTGTAAAATCAAACTTTAATGTATAAACACCAGGATATGCTGTTGGTATTGTAAAACTATTTGACGTAACTCCCCAATTTAACGTGTTACAACTATTTCCTCCACCAGGGTCACTTGGGTCTGTGTAGTTCGGTGTTCCTAATGGTGGTATAATACTATTATAGTATGTGAAACATGCGGGGGTTAAACTTCTGTTATAAACACTCTCATCTAAAAACTTTAATGGTAGCATAAAACGTTTGAAATATGCTGTCTCAAAAAAGTCACTTCTAACTTTATATCCAGCATCTTCAACTATGCTTTCATATAATTCTTTTACTTGAACCGTTGGCTTGAAATAATAATCCCACACAGGAGTTCCACTGAAATCAAAGTATCCAAGTTGTGGATTATATGTTCCCCCACTTGGTGGTGTGAAATAAACTAATGGTGTTGTTTGATAATCAACACTATCACCTGAAATATAGTTATACCCGATGTTGTATAGTCCCCACATTGTCTTACCATTTTGATAAGAATAGTTTGTGGAACCAGTAAGCATAAATAAGTTCGGGTCGTATTGTGATTGTAAGATTACATTAGCACTATATGGATGGTCTAAATCTGATAAGTCAGTTTCATATAAAAACTTATCTCCTATGTTTGCCGCTAAATCTCCAACTTGATTGTAGAAAGTAACAGCATAAACTATATCACCATTATTCAAGGTTACATTTTCTAATCTTAAATTACCTTGTAGTATTTCTTGTCCGTCCCACGTTATGATTGCTGGAAACTTTGTATTAGGATTAAAGTTTGTTGGAACACTACTAACATCGTAATAATAATCAAATACTTCGTTATTTGTCTTTGAACCTGGTAGGTTGAAACTTTGACTGAATGCACTATTCTTTACGGTGATGTCTTGTATCTCTGCGAAAGAGAAAGACATAGTCATAGGTTCATTTTGGAATAAATCCAAGAACACCAAGTCAGTACCAATTATTGTTCTAATCTGTAAACTCATTAGTAAGGTAAATCGTATTTTCTATAAGGTGTTTGTTTAACCTCTAACGTATATTGGTATATGCGTTGATACTTTTGTTGGAACACCTCAACATCTTTATTCATTATAATACAAGGTATTAGATAAGGGAATATTTGACTTTCATTTTGTGATGGTATGTAATTATCCATTATCATATACAAGTTAGGAGACATAAGCATTTGCTCTATAATATCTCTATCGTTCTCATAAACAAATCCACTATCAAAGGTGAATAACTCGTCCGCTTGTCCAAAATAAACACTTTCAATACTATCGTATGATTGTCTATTCCATATTGTAGTATTCAATGTCTTTGTTGATTGGTATGTTTTTGTTTTAGGAGCAAATGTTTTTTGACTTTTCTTTGTGAAAGTATATGTATCCCAAACACCTTGTCTATTCATAAATAAGAAACTATAAGGGTCGTTAAAACATTCTTTACCAACCATCTTATACTGTACTATTTCACTAACTCTATCTACACCACTTGGGTCGCAACTACCAGATGATAAGAAAATAGCAACATCACTTTCTTCAAGGTAGAATGGGGTTTTCTTAAACACAGCATAAGCAATTCGTTGTCCCAAGAATGAGTTATATGTTGCTCCAGTTGTGAAACTGATAGGAACACTTTGTGCTACATCATAATTTATTTGTCCGTTGCCTTGTGTTTTTTGTAAGTAAGTCACAGTATTAACAACATCACTATTGTTGTATAAAGGATTTTCACCATACATGAACGGTAATACAATAGGACAATTATAGTAGTGTGTTCTCCATCTTGTTTGTTGAACATCCCCACCAAACGCAGTCATAGGTATTGTGTTCTTACCGAATGTTCCCATAAATAATCCATCTTGATTGTATGGTGTTGTATTGGTATTCATAGCAAAATCAAATACCTTTGTATTGAGATAGTTGTATTGACCTGTTAGGTTGGTCGCCGAATAGTAATATGTGAAAGCAGTTAGATTACTCACTCCATATTCTTTGTTGTCCTGAACGCCAGGATATATCATCACTCCGTATGGTTGAGTAACGGCACTTGCGGGGTTCATCGCATTACCTGTTGCCCCCGTATAAACATTATAGTTAGTTGTGTCTATAACAAGCGTAGAAGTCCCGCCACTGGTGTATTGGACACCGAATATACACCTATATTCATTTATCATAAAGAGGTTCTCAAAACCCGTATAACCCCCGTTAAAACCATTACTAAATGATATGGTTGATTGACGATTGTTATTGATTGTGGCTTGGTTGGTATTAGCCGTTAAACTTAATAAATCACTCTGTGTAACATAAACATTATATGGATTAGTTTGTGCTGATGTTCCATCGTAAATCATCGTTGAGTTGCGGGGGTTTGCTTTAACGAAGTTTCTAATTACGGTTTCAACGTTGAAGATACAATGTCCGTATTCATTAACTGGTATAAGTAATCTACACCCTTTCTTTGTGTCTTGTAATGTTCCTGTTGTGTTATTTGGTCCTATCTCATTTCCATAAGGGTTCTTGTAAATATCAACTACCAATCTTATATCTGTGTAAGCAGAATAATCGTTCATCTTGATATTCCAAGTATGGTCTGAATGACTTTCTGTAACCGATAAGGGTTGTTGTATCACATCTAATGTTAAACTCATTACGTTCTACTTAATTCTTTTTTTATCATTCTATCTAAAATGATGTTTATATCCTCACCCGCAGCCTCAAATATATTTTCCAACTCCGCTCTTAATTCGGGGGGTGTCCCCGCTGGCAACTTATTAGGATTTAACATACCCTCTAATGTCGTAACAGACCTATCAAAAAAGTTTCTTGGTCTAATACCCTTCTTCCATATTGATGCTCTAATCGCAAACGCTAAACTTAAACTTTCATCACCACCCGCAAGACCTTTTTGTTCTACCCATAATCTTAAAGCGGGGATTGGAACTGCACCTGGTTTGCCAGGTCCTTTGTTGTCTGCTGCGATAGGTCTATCATTACCTCTTGCCTTTCTTCCAACGTTGAGATATTTCCAATAGTCAGCATAAGTGATTTGTAGCATCGGTTCTCCGTCAGCATCTTTAACAACACTATAACCTATACTATTCAATAAGAAACCAGAAGCAATTGCTCTACTTGTTCTTATCTTTCTTTTCATTATACTAACCCACATCTTACCTAAACGATGAAGGGCTAATTCGGTCATTGGATACATAATCTTATATTGGTTTTAATCCAAATCCCCACGGGGTTTGAGTTGTTATAGTCGTAACATAATTTGTTGTTATTTCCGCAGGTGTATAAGATGATTGGAATGGTAAGTTTAGAACATTTGCTGATTGACCGAATGTTCCGTATTTCTGGCCTA